AAGTATCACTCGCATGAACCATCCTTTCAACACAATCACACTCAATGCACTTAACCTCAATGAGCGGGACACAACAAGATTTGACCTTTGATCTATAAGGTTCTCTACCTATATTTATTTCAAACTTACCACTTTCACCGCCCCGCTTCTCACACTCAAACCAGTTGTACTCCCCATAATCCCCGTCAGTTTCCCATCTACCAAACTTACAATTATAACAGTTATTCTTTACATGTTTCATTTCCCTTCTCCCATTCTTTTCTTAGTTTTTATAAACCCACGAGTGACAGTTTTAATATCTAACTCATTCTGTGGATTCTCCATTAATGATTTAATCTGGTTAAATGCTTTATGACAAGCCACCACATTACCTTTTACATATCCTTTCTTATTATCAATACGGTCAATAGTAAATGTGTTATGTTCCAAAGGAAGTCCAGTGAAATAACACTTATTAGCTTTAGCCATATTCTTAAATGATGTGAATGATAAATCAAAAGGTACTCCCCGTGATTCAGCACTTGTAATCTTGTTTACATAAAATTGAGCAATTGCCATATCTTGGTGTGCCATGTTAGTGTTCCTTATTTATTGTTGATGTCTTAATAATATAGGAGGGTAAGGTGGATGTCAATAGTTATTTTAATTTAGATATGAAAAAGCCCCAACCGTAGGGAAGGGGCTTATGGTCTAGCTACTTATTGACAGGCTTCGCACTCACCTTTACTTGCACCAACACCACGCTTAGAGTAGCAGTAGTATAAGGCATTAACATATTCATCTTTAAATGCAGCTCTATGTACATCAGAGATAACTTCTTCACTTTCCTCTGATGAGAAGAAAAGGTTTAGAGACTGTCCTTGGTCAACACCATGTTCTTGTCTAGCACTGGCCTGACGTATGATAGCTTTCTGGTCTATCTCAAAAGCAGTCTTAAACACAGCTTTCTCTTCCTCAGTTAGCCAATCAACACCTTGAACACTACCTTTAGCATCAATAACACTTTGTAGGTTCTTCTTATTGTACACACCTTTTTCTTTCATTAATGCTAATAAGATTGGATTGTGTCTATCCACTTCGCCAGCAGAGGTCAACTGTGTATAAACCATTGCTGGGTCTGGGTTAATACCTTCTGAGATACCTCCCATAATAAGTGCTGTTGACTTAGTTGGAGCTAATGCCATTAAGTGGGTATTACGTTTATTATAACCCTCACACCATTCTGGTATACCAAGATGCCATGCCATATCAGCACTAGCACGTTCAGCCTCTGCACGAATATACTTAAACACTTCAATATTCAGGATGTGTGCTGGAATACCTTCAAAAGATAAACCACGCTTCTGATACAAAGTATGTAAACCACAAGCCCCAAGACCTAATGCACGACTCTTCTTAGTGAACGCTACAGCTTTCTCAAGACCACTAATCTTCTCTGCTTTACTGATAAACTCCTCTGCAACACAATCTAAAAACACAGTAGCTTCATATACAGCGTTAGTACCTTTCCACTGGTCGTAGGTAGAAACATTCATAGAACTTAACACACAAGTGTAAGTATACTCAGGGCTGTTGTGTAACATAATTTCTGCACAAAGTTGAGGTGCATTAATCATTAAACCTAAGTCTTTATACATTTGAGGACGTTGACGATTGGCCTTATCCTTAAAGAAGAAATAACCTTTACCAGTAGTCATCTTCATCTTCAATGCTTTCTTATAACGTCTAAGAGCTTCTTCATCACCATCATCTAATTTGGCAATGAAAGCATCTGTCACAACCCAACCGATATTAGCGTCATCAGGCTTCTGCTCCACGTAGTCAACGACCTCATCAAAGTCGATATGGTCAATGTCTAGGTAACTTGCGAAAGCCCCTCTACGGGCTGTTCCTTGGCTTACATAACGCATACTTTCAATGAATGATTTGATAACTGGTAATGTACCACTACTCTTACCACCAACACTGATTGATGTACCCCGACCACGGATATCTAAATAACCAGCAGTACCAAAACCATACTTAGTAAGAATAGCAGTCTCACGTAAGGCAGAGTAGATACCATCAATAGAGTCTTCAATATACTGACCAGAACAACTTACAGGAAGTCCACGGTTAGTTCCCATATTAGCTAGGATTGGTGTTGATGCTGATAAGTTACCAGACCATAATAAATTAAAGAACACATCATTCCAATCCTTACCTTCTGGGTGAGGCATCTTACCTTGAACATGCTTACCTGCTGTTGTTGCAATTCGCATATACTGCTCACGTACACTCTCTGCTTCATACAAATAACGTTCTTTGAATAACTGCCAACCACCTGTGGTATACCAATCAGGGACAAGACCTTGAGCTTGCATTTCTTTACGTTCTTCTGAGAGTTTATCATATAAATTCAAGCTCATTATTATTTACCCTCCCATGTGAAATCTTCTTCTGTCCAGTTACGTTGATACTCTCGCCCAATACCAGAAAAGAAGTCATTAAATTGATAGTTGTTAATACCTTTATAAAACCAATCAGCAATAGGGTTATACTTAACCTCATATAAACGCTTCATGTTTAGTTGCTGTAAACATGTGTTGATACGGCTCTCTACAAAGTGTTTCATTTGCTTGTCAGTAATACCATCCATCTTACCTTTCTCAAACAGCATATCAATGATACGGAACTCATGCTCACGCACTTTGGCACACATATCATATACAGTTTGTGTAAAGGTTTCCATTTCCTCTGGGGTGTATTCTAACTCTTTTACCAACTGATTACACAACATTGCACCACCAACTGAGTGTAAGTTTTCATCAGAAACAGAGAGATTAATTCCACGACAGATGTTAGTTAGTTTATTCTTTCCATTAGATTGAAAGTGTTTAAGGAATGCAAAGCTACTGTATAGAACAGCACCCTCTACAATACTGAAACCAGCAAGAGATAAGGCATCATCTTTACAACTAACAAGTTCATCAATGAAGTCCATACGGTCTGATAATGTCTTATCTTCAATATAAGAGTTGTAGAACTCCTCAGTAGATAATCCCAATTCCTCATTGATCTTATCATAAAATGGTGCATGTGAATTAAGTTCTACATGACCGAAGGCTGCTGCCATACGTTGAATCTCTGGTTTAGGGAATTTACGCATCACCCGATATAACCAATACTCATTAGCTACAAACAACTCGTATTTAGTGAATAACTTTAAAGCTGTAGTAACCCCATGCATCTCACTCTCTGTCATCTCAGTAAGCAAACCTTGTTTATCTTTAGCAACATCAATCTCATTCCAAGGCCAGAAGATATCTAACTGTTGGTCTGCTAGTTCTGCAAACTCTGGGTAGTAGAAGATATAGGCATCTTGTTTCTGTTGTATTGGAGGCTTACCAGTAATCATTACACACCCTCCTTATTAACCAATTCACCATTTAGGAACAACTGTGGAATAGAACGTAGACCATTCAGTGTCATCAACTCCATAGCTTCTGTATCACTCCATACATCCTTATATTCATACTCAATCCCTTTGCTTTGTAATTTAGATTTTAGTGTAGCACAAGAAGGGCAATTATCCCCACCAATCATTGTATATTTATTTTCCAAGTAATTCTCCTAATATTTTTATTTTACATAATTCCAAATAATAAAAAAGCTCCTACCCACTATTTGTGAGTGGAGCTTTCATTATAACACTATTTGATGTTATTGTCTAATTATTTCTGTTCTTCTAAAACTTTACATAATGAAGGGAAGTGTTCAAGTAGAAATACTAAACAAGCATCAGCTACATCACAATGTTCATCTTGAGTCTCTCCACGCTTCTTACGTAACCCTGTATAGTGAATCCATGTACGTACTGTGGCATTCATATACATCTTGGACATTGTTAACCCCTCTGGCATAAAGACTCGTGTACACTCTTTAGCAGCCTTACGTCCACGCCATTTACTTACCTTAGACTTTACAAGGTCAACCATTTCTTCTTGGTCACGATACCATTCATCTTCTTCTTCAGCAGAGAATACACCATCTACACTGTTCTGTCTATTCTTACTATCCTCTCCACGTAAAGAACGTAGGCAAAACATATCATCTGTAACGTCAGCATATCGTTGTGAGAACTCTTGAAACTTAGCACTTGAATGGCGTAACACTTGACGGCTAATATCTCGTGGAGCTTGAATCTCAATAACTAAGTTACTCATGTCAAAGATGCTCCAATGTCCATTACGGGCACAGTAAGCTAATAACCTATCTGCTGTCTCAAACTCTAATTGATTACCTGCATTACTCACACGAGCTTGGTAACTGATAAGACCTTCCGAGTCTGGAATGTAATCGACCAATGGCGTTGTAATACCAATAGCTTCCACTTTAAACTTACTCTTGAAATGTTCTACACTGTAATCCATTAACTTCCCTCCATCATATCAAACACAATATCACCCGCACGTTTAAACTTCTCCCAGACTTTCTTATCCATTGCAGGCAGAGTGATTAACTCTTTATAATTATCAAAACTTTCACACTCTAACATAACTACTTCTAAATAACCCTCCACTTCAGCCCAATCTCTAAAAGTATATTTTGTATCTTCATCATTGTCTGTAATTGAAATCTCTATAGACACTTTAAACTACCTCCAAATTCAAAATACTAACCAACTGTGCCACACCAGCCTGTGTGTTCAATAAACTATTACACAACTGTTCATCATAATCGAAACGCTTATAACCAGTGTATAACACACCACCATAGACCACTTCATTATTCTTTGTGCGATAACCACTACCATCTGTCACCACTTTAATCTCATATGGTTCACTAACATCCATTCCAGATAAATGTAACAAGGATTGAACCACTTTATCATTTGTATCTAAGCAATGCCCCATCTTACAGAATAATGTACTTGTTAGCTCGGCAATATGGATGGTATGATCCTGTTCTGCATCTGGGTTACGTTTCTTAGCTTTCTTTGGTAAGTTTGCAATGTTAGTCCCTTTAATATTGGTCATTAATATCTCCTCTTTGATTTATTATAATTGTTGTGCTTTATCTAATGCTTCTTGTGCATCACGTAATTGCTGCTGTGCTTCTGACATTAATTTAGCTTTAGCAGCTTCTTTTGCTGAGATGGTGGGTTTGACTCGGTATATAATATGAGAACACCAATCTGGGTATTCAATTACTTTCCAGTTGTCATTTACATACCCTATTTTAATCTCAATCTCAGCACCATCAACCCAAGCACATAATAAATCTTTCTTAGTTTGTCTGTCAAGCTCTCCGAATGGAGAGCTGATTGTTTGTAGAGGTTCATAATCATTCACTAATTCAAAGAAGTCAAACTCATCTACACCAATAACACTGTCATTATGGGGGTCAGTATAGCCATATCCATTGTCAATATGATTAACCGTAACTAAGTTATTTTTAAAACAACGTTTGTATATGCCTTCATTGTCGCGGAAGGCTTTAAAGTAACCTCCTTTGTCAATCAATCGATATGTCTTCCCAGCCTCTAATTTATCAATCATCTTAATTCTCCTCTTAATATATCCTAATAATGTTTAGTCAAATCCACATCTTTAAACCAGTTGTGACGCTTCATAACCTTTCCATTCATATCCACAAACACATAGTACCCATTAATCATCTTGAAGTCAACACCTTTATATTCTGTTTCTTCTTCAATACTCTTACAAATAGCTTCAGCTTCTTCTACAGAGATTGCATGTGATGGAATGAACTTGGAGAGGTTTGATTCCATAATCTCATTCATAAGCTTCTCATGTGGGAAATAAGCATCAGCAAAGTTCATGGCACAATGTTGTAGCTTATCTAACACAAGGCTTACAGCACGTTCTGGTTGCTTTAATAGATAGATTAGATGACTAACGTCTTCTACAACATCATGGCAATTAGCTTCCCCTTTTAAACCATTACCAGTTAGAATGCCATCTTCATATCCGTATAGACGAGCTAAGAATTCACCAGTGACTAACACATCAATCATATGGTCAATAATATCATAGATTGTTTTAGCTGCGAATAGTTCTTCTGCTTCCTCAATGACTAGTGCTTCATATAATGGGATAAGAGACGAGTCCCCCACATCATTTCCAGCAAGAGTGTTGAATAATATTACTTGTTGCTGGAACTTTTGGTACACTTCTAGGAAGCCTTCCTTTTGGTTTTTTAATACTGACATTTTATTTAGTTTCTCCTATGTTTGGTATGGGTGTATTATATGGGATTGTTTTGGTTGTGTCAAGAGAGAAATAGACATCCTTGTCTATTTTGTTTTATATCTCTTTGTTAATCATTACTGAAGGTTTTATAATATCAGGATAATCCTCAGTTGGTGAAATAGGACAACCAGAGTATCTTAGGAAGTGATAACCCAACTCGCCTCTTAGATTCCTCTTGTATGCCATTGACTTTGTGATGTATGGGTACAAATTAATCCAATCCATTATACACAAGGTCACACCGTCTATCGTGATATTAACAACACCTTTCTTATTTCTAGCCTGTTCTCCATATGTAGCCCACTTACAATTAGATTTACAGTAGTCTTTATCGTTATCGAGTCTATCAAGGGTTAAGTGTTCCTCATACCCTTCTTCCATATCTTCATAAAAACCAATAAATGATTGCCACTTCTCACATACTTTAATTCCCTTTCCACCATAGGACGAATACCCATTACACTTTGGACGGTAACATCTAGACTTCATACCAGACCATATGTGGTATATCCGTTCCTTGTACATCCCATGTGTCTGGAAGGATTCCAAAAAAGTATCTCTAGCAAGACAGCCACACGACCTAGTAACTCCTTGCATAAAAGCATTCCTTCTAATAGTCTTGATTACTCCACACTCACATTTACATGAGACAAAAGGGATTCCATTATCTAATGCAGTAAGCCTACCACTTACTTGCCCAATAATATCTTTCTTATTCCAACCACCCATTAGTTATCCTATATTCATATGTAAGCTTTTAGTCTTACCTTTAGTAAATAAGTTAATACGTCCACGAGTGTGTGCACCACAGTCTATGCAACGGTATTGCTGGAACTTACTAACACCAGTATATGCAAAACCATCTTCCACTACTCGATGGCTACCACAGCGACATGTATGTTTCTCTTCTTCTGAATAGAGATTAAAGTTAGGATGTTTATTATCCCAAGCAGCAATCTTAAGATACAGTTCTTCTAAAGACAATACGTCATATGTATTATAAGTGCAGCACTCGTCCCAAGCTTCAATATTATCTTTCATCATAGCTGCCCATAGGTCAAAACCACTGAAGTTTGCATGTTTCTGTTTCTTATACTTAACACAAAGTTTATCAGTCATCCACTCAAGACGGTTACTTGTAAAACCAAAGACAGCTTTAGCAATTTGCAAGGTATCAATGTGTTTGTATGGGGATGGCGGTTTATAACCATTCATTACAAAACGTGCATTAATCTTCTTGACATCAAACTTCTTACCATTCTGTGTAATAACTAAATCAGCCTCGTCTAATAACTTCCACATATCATCTAGGATAATAGTGTCGTCTTCTTTACTTACAATGCCCCGTAAGTCTTTATACATAACCTCATCTTCAGCAGAACCTAACCATTTAGCTGCATAGGATAAGATAAACCACTCTGACTCAATCATATTAAGGCCAACGTTCTGCTGCCATAGTCCCCAAGTATATGATTTTAAAGGAGAAGTTTCTAGATCAAAGACTAGTACCTTTGGTAAGTGAGTCTTAGTGACCGCAGTAGATGGAGTCCCTAACAACCCATTAGCCACCCAATACCTAATTGTACTTTCTTTCGAGCTTCGCTCCAACACAACTCTCGCAGCTTCACGAATACTCGCTCCCTGCTCCAAAAGTTCCTTCACCGCTTGTTGATCTTCTGTTAAATTCTTATTCAATTTATTCTCCTCGTTTCTTATTAACCAATTTATCAATAACACTCTCACCACCAAGAATGTTTGAATACTCTCCATCTTCCTTATATTGACGCCAATAATGTAGGGCTTCCCTGTTTATATCCGCGTCATCCCATTGACCCCTAACTCCCCACAACCCTAGTTTACAGTTAATCTCCACTACACTTCCTTTGTGTATAATATCAACGCACTTCTGAAAGTCTTTAAATTTGATAGCCATTAATCCTCCGTAATATCAATTATTGGACAAACCTTATCTTTCAATGCTTTCACATATTGCACTATGTATGAATCCTTAATGGAATGCTTTGTTGTATCAGGTTTAGATTTAAACTTCATATAATCTGGTGCAAAATTAATACCACCATCAAAGTATGTCATCAAACCAGCAAGGGAGAACGCCGCCATGTAAAAATATAACATTTTATAGAATATGTCAATACCCTCAAACCACATCCCTGTCAGTAATAACACAGGGGACATTACAGCAAGCACGAAGGTAATAAATACAAGTCCTAGTACACTTACCGCTATTACCGTAGCAATAATTACAATTAAACACAAGACACTAGAACTCATAAGAGTACATAATGATAACTTACTGCGTCTTACCTGACTTCTAAAATCTTGTGTACCTAACTTGTAATTAACCTTATATAACCACGATTTCCTTGATAATGGTTTCATCTACTCTCCCTCCAAATATGCTTGTTTAACTTCCTCAAAATCCACACCACTATCTTCTAATATGTGTATTGCTAAACTTAATTCTTCTTCAAGCCATTTAACTAACCCCTCTAGGCTTATGATGCGATTGGTAAGGTATTGCTCTTTGTCTACTTCCATCTTTAATCCTCCAATAAATTATCTAAAATACTCTCTTTATCCAACAAGGAAGTATCAAACCATCCCAACGTTTCAATAATACGTTCTCGGTGTTCCTCGAATATCTCGTATATCACAGCAGGGTCAGCCCCAGACATCTCTGTAATGTGATAAATCAAATCAAACACCTCTGAGTTAGCATTATGTCTGTTCTGCTCTGTACGGAACACTGAGATGTTCTGTGGGGCATTCTCCCATAATTGATTAACCATGTTTGTGTCTAATAATTCTTGATACTTTTCCACCGATAGGTGGAATGGTGTTAATGGTTGTTTTGACATATCCTCTCCTAATATTGTTTATGAGTGATTTTACGTTGCATGTCAAACTTATCACACAGGTCACTCATAAAAGACTCTTTGTAAACTACTATAGTTACCTCATTAATAGTAGTAGTCATTGCATTGTTATTTGACTGTTGTACATGTCGTAGACAACGCTCAATGCAATTATACACTGTGCCGCCAGCCCAAGGTTGTTCATAATGTTGCATAATTTATCTCCTCTACTATTTAAAACCCTAATTTAATTTATTAACCTTACTCTCTGTACCATCACCAACATAACTAAAATCTCCATCCCTATCAAAGAAAAACTTCAACTCCTGCCTACCTAGAAGGTTCCCTGTGACCACCACTTTCATAACCACCTCTCTGTGTTCATTATCAATTATAACAGTCTCAGTGGGGTATTCATGCTGCTCTATAACGGATATATTAGTAGATGCATCCACCCTACGCAACCTCTTATTTAATTTAATTAAGAATTGGTGTAGTTGGTATGTTGTGTATTTAGGGGTAGGGATATTGGTATCCATCTCCCTACCCCTTACGTGCTGCTTTAATCAAAGCCAAAGCTTCGCTCAATTCTTTCGCTGAGTATTCAACACCACAAATATCCACCATTTCATCTACTGGTTCTGATGCAACAGGTTCAATTTCTGTAGCTTCCCAAGTCAATGTGCGGGAGTATGTGAAGTTGATTTGTTTGTTACTGTGGCATTCAAAGAAATTATCATCATCTTCATCCTCTATATCAGAGTAGGATAAAAGGTTTTCTTTTGTGTATAGGAATGGAGCACCTAGATATGCACATTTATCCCCATGTGCCCACTTAATCCCCTGTTCAAAGCAAGCTTCTTGGAATGCTCGTGACAATTCCTTGTCTACAGTTCCATCAGGCTTACGGCAGTCTAATTTGGTGTTTAGTAGGGAGGATACCTTCGGCATCTCCTGTTCCTTTGGTACATTTAACATTTTCTGTAACTCCTCATATGGAATGAATAGGGATGGTTGATTAACAAGACCTACATAATATCCTGCACTGTGATATACTAGTATATTATGATCGTGATATACCCCAATATAATCCCAGAAACTACCAACCTTTGCAACGTGACTCTCAACATCACCGCACACATTATCAGCCATCATCTCCATAATTTCTCGTGTATCTTCTTGAACTTTACCGTCTGGTAATTTAGTCCAACTCCCCACTTGAATTTTATACTGTGTCATTATGTATTCTCCCTTTTATACATTGGTTGGTGGTGTTTGTTTTTCAACATATACACCTAAGTCTTTATCACCTAAGAGCTTACGTGCCATCTTGAGTTCATTAGCATACTCTTGTGCCGATGCTTTTGTGGTGAATGATTGAAAGTGTGATTCTGTATAATAAGAGTCCCCTACATAGCAATATACACTTCTCCAACCAACAACCCAAGTTTCAATAGCACCTTTAAGTTCAGTTGGGGTTTTCTCTGCTTTCTTGATAAAGAAATTAAATAGTTTCATCTTTGTCCTCCTCTGGTAATATCAGTTTCAAGCTCAACCTATCCCGCAGCTCTATTAAGAACTCATATGCATCCCAAGTCTTCCTGAGTTCCACTACTGTATTCACTTCCTCATATAAGGATTGAACCTCCTCTTTACTTATCATTTATTGTTCTCCTCTAAGTATTTAATAATAGCTTCGCGTCTAAGTTTTGCATTTGATGGATAGAGTATAGATCGTTCTTTAAACCATGTCAAACACTTCTTACTATCTTTTAAGATTTCAATAGCTTCCTTTTGGATGGTGGCTTCTTCGAATGTGATACCTTGCTTCTGGGAGTAAGATTGAATTTTATGACATGGCTTGCAGGCCAACCTAAAGTCATCCCCAACTAACCCACCACAATGCCACAGGAAGCTCTCTGCTGTCTCTCTAGAGGTACAACCTTTAGATTCTATCTTATGGTCACACTCAAGCTTACTACCAGCCATCCATTCACCGCACATACTACACTGACCTACGTTCTTGGTGGATGGGTGATACTTCTTAGCTATGCGCTCTTCTTTGGTTACAGGACGTAAACTATTTTTCTTCCATTGCTGACGTAATGGGTAGTCACACCATAATTTCCTCAATGCACCACGTAACCATGTCCAGTATGTAGCTTCTGTTTTCCATATAACTTTACCTTCTTTTGTTTCCCAAGGGTTCTTACTAGTCAACCTTCACCTCCATTTTATTTAAGACTTCACTTACATCTATTTTATCACCATCAAATCGTAACATCCTAGCCATCTGGAACTGCTCATTTAATACATACTTCCAATCAATCTCAAATTCATCCCCTCTCCATCCTTTGATAACTTTAGGCTCTGGGTATAGTAATTTAAATGTATCAACCAATACCTGCCAAGCTTGTTTGTCAGTAGTGCATTCAGATAAAGCTTTGTACGCAGATTTAGACCCCCACTTAGTATCCGAAAAGCAATTAGCTTTGTAATTATCTGTAATGTCTTCGCTGCATATTTGTAGATATAGATGCATTCTACCCTCACCTCTTACTTTACCCTTAGAGTCTAGGAATAGATGCCCAAGCTTATCACAGTTTACAATACCCCTGTCTTGTTGGTTACGATCCCACACATTAATAGGACAGCCCCAAAAGTCTTTATCTTCTATCATAGCAAAGTTATCAGGCTGTTTGTAACACTCCATCACAACACGGTCATCACATTCAATACCACTAACAACTTCTGCTTTAAACTTCTTACGTAAATATTCAGTCACCTCATCAAGCATAAGAGGTTTAAGTACACTCTCCCTGTCTTTGTACTGTAATAATGTGCTAACCCCAACACGGAAGGACTCCCCCTCACCCAAGAACGCTTTAAAATCCTTAGCTCCAGCTAATAATAAATCTCTCTCTACCATAACCTTTGCTGTGTGTAAGATGTTCTCAATAGGCTCTGGACGTTGAATATCTTCATACTCATAATCATCCCATTGTAGTGGTGTGTCCCGTTGTGCATTCATCTCTGCCAGTTTACCACCAACCTTTTTTCTCCAATCACCATAGAACATTGTACGTGTTTTATATTCACGACTTTTACCAGTTAACTTATTCTTTACTAATACACTTCGTTTCTCTCCAGCAGCAGCGGCATGGTACTTGTATAAATCTAAATCAATAATTGCTGTAGTAGGTTTTGTCATAGTTTGTTTACTCCAAAATATTCAATTTCAGCAGAAGCTCTTGCTGATGCAGCATCTTCAAAATTATCAAAGTAGCCTAAATGTATTTGTTTATTATTGTAATGAATAGCTGCTATCCACTTTCCAACCCTCTCAAACCAATACACCCCTGTACGTCCTGATGTATTGGTTTTATGTTTTCTAGTGTTGAAAGATGATGTGTTCCTGTCAACCCATCTACAGTTTTCTTTACAGTAATCACCATCAGGATCTATCCTATCAAGTACATGTTTATCAGGCCTCTCTCCCATGTCTTTTAAAAAGTTTCTAAAATCCTCTTTCCAAGATGCACTGACTGTGATACCTCTTCCACCATAATTTTCATATCCAGACTCTTTCTCATCATAACATCTACCTATCATATGATAATAAGAACTCACTTCCTTCTTGTATTTAGTGGTTGTGCCACCAAAGTCTCTACTAACTTTCGGAGGCTTTCCAGAGATGCAGAAACAATCTGACTGCTTATTGGCAACTAGGGCTTGTGATTCTATATTACGTTCTAAATTACATTCTATACACCTACACCTCCATACAGGCCTCTTTTTGCCATTAGGTCTTACTACATTTTCCACTCTTTCTATAAGTATATAGGTTTTACTTATATCTCCAATACTTAATTTCACTGGCTTCTTAGCCATAATTTCCTCCATATAAACAAAAAGCCCCCACATCTCTGTAGGGGCTTTAGATGTGTTAATTTAATTTCTAATTAACTATGTTTTATTATATAAGCATTAGCTTACTTACTCAAGATATCAGCTTCAGCTAAACTAGTCTGTAACTTCTCAACTTGCTGCTCCACCTTCTCACGATTGTATGCTGCATTAACAATGTTAGTAAAGTCTGCTGTAGGCATTTTATAATCATCCTTGCAAGCTACACCTAATGCTTTAACATCCTCTTTGATTCCCTCAATTTCATTTAGTAATTTAACACATTCTAAAACACGTTTATTAATAACTGTACGTGCTGACGGGTCTGATGGTAACATTATTTAAGCTCCTCTAGTGTGATATAATCCCAACCCATTAAACCTGCTTCCAATAAAGATGTTTCGTCATCATCTTCATCTTTAACTTCTTCCCATAAATAGGTATAATATTTAGTAAGTAACTCATCCACATCAGCACCATCTGCTACAGAGAATACTGCTTCATTGTTGTCCCCACCAAAATCCCCATTGATATCATACTCACACCACACATTAATAAATTTCATTGTTTTCTCCTACTTAATCTAATTAAAAGGCTGCTATTAACAGCCTAATCTACTATAAAACTCCAGATATACTATTTGCCCTAGAATGGCACATCGTCAAAGTCTGAATCAGGTTCTTGCGTCTTAACTACTGGTTTAGGTTTATTCAAATCAGGTTTTGGCTCATCACTAGTATTAGGAGCTACACCTTCCAACACAGCTTGCATCTTACTACCAGAGTAATTCACGGCTTGTTTAATCTTCTTAGCCACATCACCACGAATCCACTTACGTAGTTCTTCTGTCACATTGTCAAATGTAATAACCAATGGATCGGCAACTAAAGGTTTAACCATCATCATGATCTCTTCACTATCTGGGTCAGATGGGTCACTAGGAACCATAGGAACTTCTGAACAACCTTTGAAGTTTAAGTAGATAGCTTCTGTACCATCCTCCTTAGTCTTCTCTGTCTTATCCACTTGAGCCATAAATGGTTTATCTAACAACTGTGCCACATCCATATTGTCTGCACCAGAACCAGAGATAATCTGTGTCTGTTTAGTGGCTTTAGCTAACTTAGTTAATGGTGACATTGTGTGAAATGTAAAACCCTTATCTTTCTGGATTTGACCATTCTTATCAAATGCATAACTACCAGAGAAACCAATACCTCGCATAGCACCAAAGTCACTACCATTCAAAGATAAGCGGTATGGTTGTTTACCTAAATCACCGCCATAATCTACTACATCACTTGTTAAATCTGCAAACACAGCAATCTGTGGCTGGTCTTTCTGTGGAATACTAATGTTACCATCATCAAGGATGATAGCCCCTTGGTCTGCTAAAGCTTTAATGTGCTTAGGACTAGACTCTACGTAAGCCTCTGTAAATGGGTCACGCTTCTGTACACCTAAATCTACAATCAAACTAATACGTGCTGGACGGCTACCACCTTTAACTTGTGCATTGATTGCATTGTAATCCACTGATGGTGCGTTGTCATTGTTCATTGGTGCGTCTGATGTACCTGCTGGTTTGAAACTCATATATTATTTCTCCTAATTTAAATTGAATTATTTGTATTTAATTACTGTAACTTCGTGTGGAAATACTTCTTGTAAATCATCTAGGTCTGGTGCCTCCCAACCACAATCTTCACGGTTAGCGTCCTCCCCTTTTGGTTCACACTGTGTCCAAGCAAAGAATCGGTCAACACCATCAATATCTACTTTAGTAACTAAGTCTAAGTTGAAGTACCAACGATGTTCGTCACGATCTTGTTCTGCAACTACATCGAAACACTCTTCAAAGGTTTCAAACAAGGCTTCTTTATCTAAACCCTCACCATCTCTTGTATTGTATTCCACAATAAATTCTTTTAATGTTTTCATCTCTATCTCCTCTATTTATTATAACTTGTTAATACTTGTTGCTACCAAGGCTAGTATCTTATCAAACCCTGCTTTGATTGTCAACTGTTTATTTTCACTATCTCGTTTAATGATACGATTATTTGTTAATGTTAATATTTCATCCTCCAGTATTTTAGCTTTAATTTCAGCATTGAATTGTTCAATTGTGTTGTTCATATATCCCTCCCTAATTAATCCTTCATCAATTCCTCAATCTGTTCTTGAGCTTTATTGATTGTATCTTGTAAAGCTGCTAATTGCAACTCTTTTTGTGTTGGAACTTTAGTTGGTGTACGTTCCCAGATTAGTTTTAAATCTTGAGTTCTTGATGGGTACTCCCTTGTAAACACCTTCATGATATCAAAGCCGTCTCCATCAATGTCAATAGTCAAACTATCTTCATAGTGATTTAGGTAAAGGAACCCACCACCTAAACCAATTCCCTGTAGAATTAATGTACCATTATCTAATGATAATATTTCATATCTATTAACACCATCATAAGGATGTCGCACCTCAACAATATGCTTACCAGCCACTAACATAGACTTGGTGAAGATATTGGATGGACGTTTGATGCGTTTTTCATAGAAAGGGGTACATCGAGAACTTGCCCAAGGCTTGCGTGGTGTTCTATATTCATAAGTATTTTCTTTTATGTTCTTATAGTAAGTGATGTCCCCATTCTCATAACCACCAATTTCTTCTACATCAGCAGGTATCTTGTCCCAATCACTGTCTACTATTCTTAATTTACTCATCCTCTAAATCCCCTCTATTATTAATAATTTATGTAGCCATTATAGCATATAATGGCGGTGTGTCAAGTGGTTTAATAAAGAATTTATTCACTTTCTTCATCCTCAACCATACCAAAACCAGCTAATTTGATAGCTTCTTTAATGTAGTAATCATAATTAATATTACCTTTAAAGTTATTAATATCATTACATGGTACACACTTCCAACCAACACTAATACCCATACGTCTTTCTGGTTGCTCAATCTCAAACTCACCTAAGAATTGATAACCCTTTTTAGTGTATTTATTGATATCACCTTTAGTACCAGCATTTAGTTTAACACCTTCATCGTCAAGAAACACACTCATTAATTTAGTAGGTGTCATTGGTGGCATAATCTTAACAAGGTATCCACCATTATCAGAAATATAGTATCTACAAATATTCTGCAATACATTGTCACATTCAAAATCATCAACCATAACCAATCTACTTGAACGTGGTACTTTTGTTCTAAGCATAAAATCAAAGTGGTCTTTATGATTCATAATAGTTGTTTCAATATCATCGCCAGCGACAAGGAATCTTTCAGCAGCCATTGATATAACTGGTGCAGAATGGTTTTGATGCCAACCTAAATCTGGATGCTCTGGGTCATGATGTTTTGTTTTCCATGCATAAGCACCTTTATTCTTCATACTACCGTTATGTTTAACTGCAATATAATTGTTCACATCACGGATAATCATTTTAGCATACTCCGCTGTTTCCAATTCAAGCTTTGTTACATTTTGCCACCAAGTACAAATGTCAGTAGCTCTTGCATTACTCTCATGTGGTATCTTAAATGTAAGACCATCAGTATTAATCTGAATCATTGTTAATTTATCAATCTTTAGTAGCTGTTCAGCTAACATGCATAATGACAACTGACCATTAATAGTAATACTCATTGTAAACATTGGGTCATACAGTGGTGAATATTGGTCGTTAGAAGCACCATACGTACCGTTAAGAGCAAGTTTAAGCATTTGCTGCTCCGCATCTCTCCCTTGTTTTTTGTACACCTTACGTTGGTTATACAAACCCTCATATATGTTGCAGAACTCTTCACCTAAGTGTTTCGGATAAATCCTATTCTTAATAGCTAAATTTGGATAATATGATGCGACGTCTTCATCTCGAACTAAATATTCATCATCAGAACAAATGATAGAAGATTCAACACTACCATGAATACCACCAGTACCAAAGTCATATCTAAAACCATCAAGAACAACATTCAAGTTATCTGCTATATTCCAACACAAATAATAACTGATTGCACCTTTTGGTGATTTCAATTCCTTTTCTTCTATCCAGTGAAGTGGTAATTCTTTTTTATACTTGGTTAATTCGTCTTCATTTGGTTTACCTTTTAACTTCTGACGCTTAACTCTCATTACAGCATACTTTGCAACATCACCTAAATCACTTTCCAATAGGTCATTGAATACACCCTTAGTCTCTGTGATAGTTTGTTTGTTTAGCCAATTTAATACAGCCTGAAATTCAGGACGTTCAAATTTAGTATAACCAAAGATACAATCCTTTAACTTAATACTCTTACGTTTAGTTTGCTGCTTCTTACCATATTTATAACAACATCCCTTGTTGTTCTTTTCAAGTTCAGTAATGAACAAATCCTTACCTAGCTTTGTGTCATTAAAGTTCATTACGTCTTTACCTAATTGCTTAGACAATACTTCTCTGAACTTAATATGTGTCTTTGATTCATTATAGAATTGAAAAGTTTGAACCATATCATGTCGGTTATACTTAATTAACACATCAATTTCTTCTGACGTTAAATGAGTTCCAACTGGAAATGGTAAATCCTCAATATTCTCTGAACGCATATTAAATTCTAACATCTTCAAGCTAGTCATACGTGCTTTATTATCAAAGTGATGTATTTTAAATAAGTCTACTTGTGGTATTAACACATCATTATCTTTAACATTATAAGCCCATTTGTCCTCAGATTTAATAACCTCCATTGCATAGTTATAAATATCTTCAACTGTTGCATTCTGATTTTTAATGATAAAATGAACAACTGGGTAATCGAATCCAACATTGTTGAATCCAACCATACGTCCCTTGTTGCGTACAATATGACGGAAGTATTCAATCATTTCTAATCGCTGGTCTTTACGGAAACTAATCTCAAACACCTTACAATTACGTGATGATACTTCACCAATAGCAATTGTGTACACGTTTGGGTATGTTTCAATATCGTATATGTAATCGTTATACAATCTGTTTTCCTCCTTACATTGATTTAAGATGAGTTTATACTATTCATAATACTTTGTCCAGCCTTTATACTCTTTTATTTTACCATTAATCAACATGTGCATATGACTACGACTTAATTTGTTATGTTTACAAAATTTTGTCAGATTATAAACTTCAATGTTAACACCATTAATATCCACAAAATTGTAGTGTTTAGCTCTTGATTTAACCGTATTATCATTGCTAGAAACAAATAGACAAGTATTAGGACTATACACTTTATTACCATCTATCTTAATATCTTTATCTAATTCGTATGTTAAACCATCTTTAGGATAATTATTGTCATACCATTTAGCAAAGTTTTGGAAGTTATACCATTCTTTACAAGTCGTACATCCAATATATGTTGGTCTTTTTTCTAATAATTCATTACTATAACACCGTCTGAGCATGTCAACCCATGTTTGGTACTGTATTGTGGTTTTCTTATTAAATTCTGATTTATAAATACCATCGCCAATAAATCCAATATTGTATACAGATGGTTTCATTTTATCTTTTATATTACCTCGTACAATATGACCCCATTGAAATATTGCAATATATCCAGTTATAATGAATTTAACAGTGACTTTTTTATGACCATTGCTTGTGTCCATAATAATTATATCACCATCACATAATGTATTTACAATCATGCCTTCCTTGGCGTCTTTAAAACTAATTACCATATATAGATTCCTTAAAATGTATCACTATAAATTTCCCCTGTTGTGTCATTAACCATATTATTTACAGTAACTTCTTCTGGTATAATTACGTCTTCTACATTACCAATTTTACCATTAAAGAAATCTACTTTGTCATACTGTTGTCGGGTATCATGGTCATAATATAATTCACATGCAATCCCAGTAATACCACCACGGCACTTAGGCATACTAACTTCTGTAGTGTTACGTTCAATTGGACATTCAGCCATTTTATCACGGTTCAACACAATGTTAATATCTGCTGATTGTACAAATGTACCAGAACCTAGTGCATCATATTCTGTTACCTTACGAACTTTACCTTCCTTATCTTGTGGTGGTTTGCGGGTGTGTAATACATTTAAGAATACAATACCCTCTTTCTTAAGAAGCTTCTCCCACATCATGAAATTTTCTTGTTCTTCAGTCCCTAGAGAGCGTAGAATGTCGGATAATGGGTCGAATACAATCAATTTAGACCCATATTTCTTAATCGCAATATCAACTTGTCGCTTCAATGAATCCACCAACCCTGAACGTTCATCAATAACGTGGAATCGTGTTTCACCAAACTCATCAGCAACTAAGTCATCACATAAAGCTTTCACTTCTGGGTTAGCTAAGTATGCTACAGCGTCATCCCCGTCTTTAAACCAGCTTAGATTCTTCTTAATATGTAAAGAGTATAAGTCAGTCAGCATCTCACCCCCAGCACGTTCAA